CTTAATCACATAGCCCTTAGAAACTCGCCGAACTAAATTCAAACGAAATTTCCTAATGTGTGCACTTACACGTCCGCCTCACCCGCTCACCTCCCGCAAAGGACAATGAAACGGCAGCGAAACACACTGCTACACTGTTTTCACAGTAGGCGTAAAACGACGGCACACATTATCTAAGTGTCGAGACCAAAAAACGTCAACAGATTAAAGAGTTCTCTATGCTTCATAGGCCCTATTGGGACTTACAACTAGCACAAACAAACAACCAATCAAGACGCGCTTCCCTCACGGGTTTAGCAATCTCTTCACAGTTACTACAAACATCAACACAGCATGAGACACGACAAGGAATAACAAAGTCACAAACTTCGCAAAATTCACATGTGTCACACACACACATCTCAGACTACAAACACATTCATTAGTAAAAAATTTAACCACAGAATTCAATAGTTAGTAGGTAGAAAATCACTTCTTAGCCATTTTTGCTGCCGCAGCAGCTTTCTTTCTTTTCTTAGCAGTAAGACCAAGAGAAGCCATCTGCTTAGCAACAGAAGTTTGTTTTGGTTTCAAGTGAACCAAACTCTGATTGCCTTGCGGATTATAAATCTTCCCAGGAGGGATGACTACAGACTTCTCCTCTTGATTATACTTCTTGTCAACATTACCAGCAATACCCTTCAATATCCCAGATCCGATCATTGCAAGAGGATGAGGAATAGCTGACAAAACAGGGGCAACAATATCCTTAGCAGTCTGAACTGCTTCACGGAACCAATCCCCAATGCCATTGAAACGCTGAGGAACACCAACAGGCATATGACGAATCACAGCAGAGTACAACTCTTGAGCTTGTGGGTCATTGCGACACGAAGGCTTACCGAGAACAACCAAGGCTTGATCACTCACAAAATCTATCGTCGGAAACCTCTCAAAGTAACGAATCACATTAATAGTGAGAGTCGTCGAATTAGATAAACCAGTAAAGTAAGCACCACCAAAATTGAAATCGGCCAAAGCAGTAACATCAGCATAAGGGACTTGGAAAGAAAAACCAGTACTAGGAGGCAAAATTACGGAAGGGGTAAGAAGCACATTGTACGCAAATGGACCAACATTAGAGCCGCCAGCTCCAGACCAAGTAACCAAGGGCACAGTATTATCACTACCTGAGGGCAACTGATGCGAATTCAAGGTGGGAACAACATACGCCCCATCTTTGGCTTTCCACTGGACAGTCCCAGGTAACAACATAGCTTCACCCGTAGTTTGAGGAGGACCACCACCAACAATCGTATCTAACGAACCAGAAGTAAGAGCACCAGCACCTGAGCTAGTGGAACTATAAAACACTGTAGTACTCTTGGTGTCACGAGCAGGCCAAGGTGATCTATAACAAGTAACCAACCCCTGAATAGTGAGTTCAGCGGTCTGGTTTATCACTTCAAAACCATGCGCTATTTGACGCCAATCATTAACAGCATAAGTCTGATTCAAAGTAGAATCGAGAGAAACAGGAGTAGTGGACAACGGGTTAAAAGTAACATTACCCGCAGCCACAGCATCAACCATCAAACCACCAAAAGTGGCAACAGCAGGAGGGGAAGGATTAACGGTAAAGAGACCAGGGACATACGCTGTATTGACAAACGAAGTCCCAGTTTTGACCAACCAAGGAAAGGAACAAACATGACAGTCCCAATTTCCAGAACCAGCACCAGCAGGAACAGAAATCTCGTAGGTCGATTTAACAATTTGGATCACAGATGCAGACTCATTAATATCAGGATACCCCATTATATGATCTAACGGTGTATCATGATAAGGATCTATGGCCGCAGTGACCCAATCTTTACCACATTCGGAGAGCCCTAGCTCTTTCGAAATCTTATCCATCAGCCGATTCCCAGTTTCGACATTCATCGACATCCTGAAAATTAGCCTTTAGCTATAGTAACACACAATACAACAAGTTCAAGCAAAAAGTAAACTATAGCAACACAGTAGTAAACAATCTCAAGAACAGTCAAAGTAGTTGTCAAACGCTCAGGAAAGCAATCCAAAAAACAGTCAAAGCACCAAGCAACAAAACGCCGAGCACAAACAAACAAGTCAACGCAAGGCATAAATATATAAATGTACTAAAACCTGAAAGACTTAGGGTAAACCTAAGAATATTTTCGATCTAATTAACTATTCGACATCGAAAATGTTCAATGAACCATGAGACCCTGCAGCGGTCCAACGGAAGATTCCCCTATAAACAAGAGAAGGATTGGTGGTACAACCCCCCTCGTATCCCATACACAAAAACTCATTCTGCGCATTCGGCATTAAAGACGCCTTACACGAAGCATAAGTCAAAGCAGAATCATGCTGTACTTCCATACGCATGTCTTTATCATGATGGCGCTCAATATATCTAAGCATCCTATCAGCTTCTGCTCTATAATCAGCATATGGATAAACTAATTGTCTATATGCACAAATTTTCACCCAGCAATAACGCCAGGACCTCGCTTTCCAGAGGAACAAGATCGAAGCAAGGATCTTATCAAAATTTGGTCTGAACAACCACCCAGTATTCCCACGATGGAAACCTGCGTTGAGGAACTTGGCTCCGGACAATTTACTAATCGGACACTCAAGTTTCAAACTAAACCCCAATTCGCGACCAAACTCTATAGCACGTAAGAGCCAATCACGCATCTGGAATATAGAATCATCCCCATAAATCTTCGCAGGGGTACTGTAATAGACTTGCAATATCTTCGAAACTGACATAGCAGTTGTGTTACACAGGACAGTCTCACCCAAATATCTGGCAATAATGTACAAAAATAGACGCAAAAGAGCCATCGTATTATCTGTAGCAGTATTTAACTTGCCAGAAGGATTAACACAACATCGAAAATATAGCCAGCCATCAGGACCAATGATATAAAGTTCAGTAACCCCACGATGGGCAAAAGCCATCAGATTGCAATCAGCAACCCGATCACTACTGCCCACAGCAGAATCAAGAACGATATTATCAAACCTATCCTCATCAATCTCCGTCTGAAATGAATCATTCACAGAGGCTTCCATGTGTTCAACATCAAAGCATATGAAATCAGGGTCGTTATCCCTGCCGGACAAGAG